AGAACTTGACGATAAAAAGACTATCAAGAATGTGAAACACTTTTTGAAGTAGAGTTCCCAGCGATTCAGAATATGGCACACGTAGCTTATGTTGATATGAAATCGCCAGTAATTAGTGGTATGCCTTCAGTACATGGAGTAGACAATAGCAATGAAGAGAAGCTCACAGCACATGCTCAAGCTAAGGACTTACTAGCTAAGGTATTACAGTCTTGTTCAGGACTAGATAGAGAGCATCGACACGTGTTGGAACTACGCTACTTCAAGAAACTAAGCTGGACAGCGATTGAAGACTTAACAGGTTACAATAACACACACAACTGGGAACGATTCAATGAAGCTTTACTACAATTCTCATGGGCATTTGCGGACGTTGAAGACTTAAGAGTGTTTAAAGATAACCAGATAAACGAATAAAATCGGAATGAAATGCTAATAGTGTTCGCCTTATATTGTTAATATCGAAAGAATTGATAAGTAGACACAACATATAAAACTAATAAACGAACTATTATTGATCATTTCTTTTGATTGGGTGAAATTTGGGTAGTTTCAAAAGAGACTAACGGTTTTAAGCTAACAATTCTTTTCGGCAAAAAATAATAAGGAATCTTTGTGCTTAGTAAGGTTCGACTCCTTGCAGTCTTGTAACTGGTGTGTTTGACGTAGTTGGTAGCTACGGATAAGCAAACACAAAGGAGTCTGGTGGAGAGACATGAAAGGCCAGCATAAGTCCTACTCGGAAACCATCGGGGACAACTACCAGGTGAGATGTGGCGGAATAGGTAGACGCTTAGGACGTAAGAAAGTACACGCCTTGGTAATGGGAATGACGTGCTTAATAAGCTATGTCAGGAATGCGAACGAAGTAGCATACCCGTCGATAAGTTACTTTCATGTAGGGTGCAAATCCTTACCATCTCATTCTTATAACTAAGGTCACATGACGCTATCGTTGTGTGGCTTTTTATTTTGGAGGTAATTAATATGGCAGGAATGATTAACGGTAAATACGAGTACGAACCACCAAAATGGGTTCAAGTTGATGCTCGGTTAGATAAATGGTAAAGGGATAAGAAGCGGAGGAAGCAACATGCCAAGGACAAGAAGATGTAGATATCCTAACTGTCATGCGATGGTTGCGTTCCCTCATTACTATTGTAAGCAGCATTATGAACATGAGGCTGAGTACTTGGCTAGTCGACAACGTTGGGCACGTGGCAATGATAAACAGTACACACACAAGTACAATACAGTCACGCGCTATCGCAATGAAGATAAGCGTCAACAATACAGCTTCTATCGAACAAGGCAATGGTCACACCTAAGACAACAAGTCCTCGAGCGTGACCATTACTTATGTGCTTACTGTAAAGTGCAAGGCGTTATCACACCAGCTAAGACAGTCGATCACGTTGTGCCAATAGAGTTTGATGAAGCATTGAAAGCTGACATTGATAACTTAGCTGTAATATGCGGGAAGTGTCACCGGGCTAAGACAGAGTTTGAACAGAAGTATTATGGCACAGGACAAGGTAATGAGTTGAAGAGCGTAACACCAATCAATGATATATCGTCAATCGTTGTGTTAATGAATAAGGAGTGATGAACGTGGAACATTCTAAAGAAGAATATGAAGCTATTGCAAACGAGATATTAGCAGTTCTTATGAACCCTGAATCGTTTGCATCGTTTAACGAGACAATTGATGATTCTAACGCTATTGGAATTAAATATATTGTTAAATTGGTAAACGACAAAGCACCAGAATTAATGAGCAATGTTTATGATAAATACATATTCGAGGGGAAATCCGAACTAGAAGTAATTGGTAAAGTCGTACGATATGTCTATCAACAAACGACCATTAAAAAGAACGGAGAATTATATGAAGCAATTATGCCAGACGTTTTAAACCAGTCTAATTTGCGTTCTAAGGAATAATATAACAATCAGGTGTAATTATACTAGACGGTAATTAAAACAACCCCCCGCCCCTTATAAGCCTAGGGGAGAGCACACACATAGCCGTCATCTTGTGATAGAAACAATTTTTGAAAATTTTTAGGTAGGGGGGGTCACCAAATAATGAAAGGAGGCATATAAAATGAAAAAAGTGGATAAAGACGTCAACGGTGGGCAGTTATCACGTACACCGCCAGCTTACTTAGGCCGGCAAGCTAAGGTCGTTTGGCGTCGATTAGTTCCCTTTTTAGAAGACAATACCCCGGTTAAGCGCATTGATAGCGGGCTTGTAGAGCAATATGCTTCCCAATACGAGATTTATCGCAATGCATATAAACATATTCAGGAAAACGGTGAAGTCCAAGAAATCTATAAAACGTTACAAGATCAGAGCGGTCAAAAAATCGGTAAAGACTTCGTGGGCTACAAACGTAATCCGATGACTCAATTTACGACTCAGCAGTTAAGAATCTGACGAAGCTAGGTGCTGAACTAGGCTTATCACCAAAGTCTCGTAGTGATTTAATCAAGTTAAACTTAGATGACCACAAGGACAATCGAAGCGTCGCGGATCGTATGAAAGAGTTCTTAGGAGGGTAAGACTAAACAAGTCTATATAAGTATAATTAATTAGTTTAATTATTTGAAGGGGGGTGATCTTATGAATATTAACCTTACTCAATCGCACGATGTGTTAGGAGCATATCGTGGAATTGATGTTAAAAGTATTCGTGACGAATACACAGACGCAGGAACTCAGTACGCTTTAGATGTTTTGGATGAGAAGATAACTACTGGCTATTTAATTAAGTTAGCAGCTTTCCGCCATATTCGAGATTTACAACGGCAAGGTAGCGTTGACTTCCCATTTGCTTATTCCATTAAGCGAGTGGATCAAGTGCTTAAATTTGCTTCCATTTGTCCGAACGTTGATACAGGTGAACCAACTAAACTAATGCCGTGGCAAAAGTTCATTATGGCGATGTTAATTGGCTGGCGTAACGATGACGGTGGTAAGCGTTTCTCAAGAGCTATTGTTTCAGTTTCACGTGGTCAAGGTAAAACCTACCTTATGGCGATTATCACGGCCTATAGTTTTCTAATTGAGTCATTGGGACTATCTAACCAAGATTATTTAGTTTCATCCATTAATTACAAACAAACTAGTAAGATTCTGGGCTACATTAAATCAATGTTAGCCAAGATTGCAACCATTGAACCATTTAAAACACTAATTCAAGATAGTGGATTAGATACACGGACATTGTCATCTCAATCTGATCAAGTTGTTATGAGTAGTAACAACAACAAGTTGCGAGCAATCAGTCATGAAGCCGGTCAGTACGATAGCTTTCACTTTACAACTTGCTATTTTTGATGAAATTGGTGAAATTTAAGAACACGGCAGAAGAATTTCTAAAATTGTTTCAGGCCAAGTTAAGGTACGCAATAAGCAATTTATTCAAATTTCAACGGCATATCCCGACCCAACCGTACCATTCCATGATGATGAGCGTATGATTCAGCAAGCCATGGAACAGGATTACTTGCGAGACGCTGATACATATTTAGGGCTTATTTGGTCGCAGGATAATTTGGATGAAACTTACAAGCCCGATACGTGGGTTAAGAGCAATCCCTTGCTAGATTTACCAAGTCAACGAGAAGTGCTGCTAAACGGCTTGACCGATAAGCGTGATTCTGACGCATTGTCTGGCACACTCAACGACTTTCAAAACAAAAACCTTAACTTGTGGCTAGAACAATCGACCGACAGCTTTTTGAAGCTGCCTGACGTTGAAAAAGCCATTGTGCCATCATTTAGTTTTGATGATCGGCAAGTATATATTGGCTTTGACTACTCGATGTTTAGTGATAACACGGCGTTAGCGTTTGTATTCCCTTATCGTGATAATAATGGTAAACCACGGTGGTTTATTTATCAGCATAGTTTTATCCCATGGCAGAAAGCTGGTTCGATTGAAGCTAAAGAGAAGCAAGACGGTATTAATTATCGGGACTTAGCTAAAAAGGGATTTTGCACAATTAGTAGCCACCCACAAGGGCTGATCAATGACGAACAGGTCTATCAGTGGTTGCTTAAATTTGTTGAGCAACATCGACTGGAAGTCGTTTTCTTTGGTTATGACGCGTGGGGGCTAACACCCACAATTAAACAATTAGATTTGAATTCTGGTTGGCCGTTGCAAGCCATTCGGCAACGAACTAGTGAATTGAAAGATCCAACTAAGTTTTTACAGACCATGTTTGTTGAAGGCTCAGTCGACCGCTTGGATGATCGAATTATGGAAAAAGGCGTTACTAAATGCTGAAATTTATGAAGATAAAATTGGTATTCAAGTCGATAAGGCTAAGGCTACATTGAAGATTGACGTGGTAGATGCATTAATTGACGCCTTATTCCAAGCCATGTATCACTTTGAAGACTTTGCAGATGTAAACAATCCTGACAAACAGGTCGAACGTATGAACGAAAAACAAGTTCTTGAATGGTTTAATAACCCGGAATCGGGATTGCTAGGAGATGATATGAATGATTTTTAAACAATTTTTTGCAACTATCTGGCGTTACTTTGATGTGTTGTGCTTTATTCTAGGTATGATTGCTGGAGTATATGCAGCCTTTTTATTTGGTCAAGCACAAGGTGTTCTAGCAATTGCTGTAGCTTTGTTTTTAGTTGGCTGGCTTTCAGAAGTCGTAACTGCTGGCCAAAAAGGAGGTGATTAATAATGCCTTTTTTTGAACCACCAACAGCAAAAAATAATTCAACTAATATTCAAAGCGTACCGGTTGAAGATGATAACGTTGTTAACTTTTTGTCCCCAACTGGCAATAATGAATATGCTAGTGCCAAAGATGCTTTGGAAAATTCAGATATTTACTCAGCGGTTAATCAAATATCTGGGGACTTAGCTACGATACGGTTAACGGCCAGCATGCCACGAGCGCAAGGTATTCTAAACAATCCCAGCACGACCGCTAACGGACATACTTTTTGGCAGTCTATGTATTCCCAATTGTTATTGGGTGGTGAATGTTTTGCCTATCGCTGGCGTAATCCTAACGGTTTAGATTTACGCTGGGAATATTTGCGACCTAGCCAAGTGCAAACCTACTTATTAGATGATGGCAGTGGTTTAACCTATACGGTTACCTTTGACGAGCCTGATTTGGGTGTTCTCCAATATGTACCACAGTCAGACATGATTCATATTCGTTGGGCTAGCACCGATGGCGGTATGACAGGTAACAGTCCATTAAAAGCATTATCGAATGAACTACAAGTCAAAAGTTCATCTAATAGTTTAACGTTAGCTGCATTAGCACGTTCAATTAGTGCGCCCGGCGTTCTATCTATTCAGCATGGTGGACTGTTAAGCGATAAAATGAAGGCTAGCCGTTCACGCAACTTCATGAAACAAGTTAACAGCTCAAACGGTGGACCGGTAGTTATTGATCAACTTGAAGATTACAAGCCACTAGAAATGAAAGCCGATGTTACTAAGCTGTTAAGTCAAACGGATTGGACGAGTAAGCAAATTGCTAAAGTTTTTGGCATTCCTGATAGCTATTTAAATGGCCAAGGTGACCAGCAAAGTAATATCGACCAAATCAAAGGCATGTACACGAATGCCCTTAATCGCTATTTACAGGCGATTTTGGCTGAGTTGGATAATAAGCTTAATGCTAAGATAACGGCCAACATACGAACCGCTGTCGACCCATTGGGAGACTCATTTGCAGCTACCATATCAGGGCTAACTAAAGATGGCACAATTGCTAACAATCAAGCAACTTGGTTGCTACAGCAGACCGGTTATTTCCCAGATGAAATGCCTGCTGCTAAATCAGAAAAAGGAGGTGATAATGATGACAAAGAAAGTGATGATTAAAGGTGATATTGTTGATGATCAAACAGCCGGTTTCTATCAGTTTTTTGGAATGCCAGCAGTATCGCCTTCGGGTGTTGCTGACATTTTAAATGATGACAGTGGCGATGATGACGATGGTGATGACGAAGCAATTGAAGTTGATATTGCTTCCAATGGTGGCGATGTTTTTGCAGCTAGTGAAATCTACACTATGCTAAAAAATTATGCTGGCAATGTAACAGTTAACATTCAAGGCTTAGCAGCTAGTGCGGCAAGCGTGATTGCTATGGCTGGTGATCATATCAACATTTCACCAACTGCTCAAATTATGATCCATAAGGCTTGGTCACAACCAGCTGGTAACGCTGACGATTTGGAGCATGAAGCCAGTGTTTTAAATGGCATTGATCAATCAATTGCCAGCGCTTATGAAGCCAAAACTGGCATGGATCAAGCCGACTTACTACAATTAATGGCAAATGAAACATGGTTAACCGCTAGTGATGCCGTCGATAAAGGCTTCGCTGACGAAATTATGTTTGCTAATGACCAACAATTGCAACCGGTGAATGCCATTTCACACATTCCGCCTAAAGCTGCAGTTAATAAGCTAATGAATTTAATTTACAAGGCGGATAAGGATAAAGCTAAGCCGTCTAAAGAAGAAAATACTACTAATAGTCAATCTGCTGAATTACGAAACAGCAAATTGGCTATTTTATTTGAAAAAAATCAAAAGGAGGCCAACTAATGGCTAATATTAACACAATCAATGACGCTTGGATTGCCCAAGGTCAAAAGGTATCAGACTTAAACGACAAATTAAACGCAGCTGTTCTTGACGACAGCTTTGATCAAGACCAATTTAAAGCAATGAAACAAGACCGTGACAATGCGGTTGCTCGTCGTGACGCTTTACATGAACAATTAGAGGAAGAACGTAAAGCTCAAGAAATTGCCAATATGGAGGATAAGGACAAGACTCCACTTGATGATAAAGAAAAAGACATCAAAGCTGAGTTCATTAAGAACTTCAAAGGCATGATTAAAGGTGACCCTAAAGTTATGAACTTGGTAACTTCATCTACTGACGAAGGTGGCAATGCAATTGGTTTGACTATTCCCCAAGATATTCAAACAGCCATTAATACACTGGTTCGTCAATACGATTCATTACAACAATATGTTAATCGAGAAGCTGTTACAACACAAACAGGGTCACGAGTTTACGAAAAGTGGACTAACGTTACTCCACTAGCTGATTTAGATGATGAAACTGCTACGATTGGCGACAATGATGATCCTAAGCTATCCGTCATCAAATATACAATTCATCGTTATGCTGGTATTACTACAGCCACTAATTCGTTACTCAAAGATACAGCTGACAATATCATGGCTTGGTTGTCGCAATGGATTGCTAAGAAAGTTGTTGTTACTCGCAATGCTAAAATTATTGAAGCAATGAACGAAGCACCTAAGAAGCCAACCTTAGCTAAGTTCGATGACATTATTACCATGATTAATACTGCTGTTGACCCAGCAGTTAAGGCAACATCATTCTTAATGACAAATACGTCAGGTTTAAATGTGCTCTCCGAAGTTAAGGATGCTATGGGACGTTACCTATTGCAACCAGACCCAACACAACCTGATCAATATTTAATCCGTGGCAAGCGAATTGTAGAAGTAGCTGACAAGTGGTTGCCTAACGTTGGAACTGCATCAGCACCGGCTTATCCACTTTACTATGGTGACTTGTCACAAGCGGTAACTTTGTTTGACCGAGAAAGCACTTCATTGTTGACTACAAATATTGGCGGTGGTGCCTTTGAAAAAGACCAAACTAAGATTCGTGTAATTGACCGCTTTGATGTTGAACCAGCTGATACAGAAGCCTTTGTTGCGGGTTCATTCAGCCAAATTGCTGACCAACCAGCAAACTTTGCAGCAAGTACTGCTCCAGCAACACCCAGTAAGTAATTAGTCAATTATGTCGCCAATGAAATACACAGTACAGTGATAAACTGGGCGGCTAAGTAAGGATGTGATTTAAGTGGCAGCCAATTTAGAAACATTGAAATCATCTTTGCGAATTGATGGGGATGATGACGACGAGCTGTTAAATGGATATTTGTCAGCAGCCACTAGCTACATTAAACAGGCTATTGGGGACGACAATAGTGTCCCAGGGTTCTATGAAATGGAAGGTGTGAGCAACTTGTTTGAAACTGCTGTTTACGCCTTAGCTGGTTCATACTGGTATTACCGGACATCAATCACTTCCAGCCCTGTTAATCCAGTTGACTTAGTTTTGGATTCAATCATCGGCCAATTGCGAGGCCTGTATAATCAAAAACAGGATGAGGTGAACGACAATGGCAATTAATAAGTTAACTCCAGTTGACTTTAACCAACGTATACAGATTGGCACTGTTAAAACTGTTCAAAACCCTATTAATGGAACTAGTAAACAGACATTTGTTAGTCAGTTTAGTTTATATTGCGCACCTTATACACGATCAATTGCATCTTCGTATCAGCTTACAGCTGAACAATTAGAGCAAGTAGTAGTCATTATTAGGCATAACCCTAAAGTTTATGAAGGCATTAAATGTCAGTATAAAGGTAAACTTTACGATGTCATCAATGACAGCATAGATGATTCTAGTAATTATCTATCTTGCGATTATTTAACGCTCAAACAGGTTACTAAGGGGGCTTAGCTATGGCAAATGATAATATAGTCGACCAATTAGAAAACTGGCTTAAAGACGTCCACAAGCTAGTCCCTGACGAAGCTGAACAAGAGAAAATAACCAAAGTCGGAGCTAAGAAACTAGCTGATAACTTGACGGAAGTCACACGGAAGAAACATTACAGCTCACATAAAGACGAGAAGTACGGACATATGGCTGATAACATAAGCTATAACAGCAATGACATAGACGGTGAACATGATGGTAGTTCAATTGTCGGGTGGACTAACAAGTATCATGATATGAATGCTAGACGATTAAATGATGGTACCAAGCACATTAAAGCTGACCACTTTGTTGATGATAACTTAGCTGACTCACAAGATGATGTCTTTAACGCCATGTTAGATGAATATAAGAAGGGGGACGATGACTAGTGTTATTACCAGTATCACAGGTGGCCAGCCTAGTTAACGCCCTCAATTTAACGTGGCTCGATAAAGTATACCTTAATGAAATACCTAACGAAGATTTAGACAACACTACTAGTACAGTCATGCTACTGCAAGAGACCGATTCAAGTCCGGCCTATCATGCAAACAGCACGTTTAAAGGCCTAGCAATGGGTGTTGAAATTCAAATTTTCTACAAGGTCAACCTAGCAGACGACTTTAATCCGATTGAAGCTGAGATAGCTTTGATGAAAACTCTTAAAGATGCTGGCTGGTTAATTGTATCTAGTCAGCACCACACAACTGATCCAGATACCAACCAATTGACCAAAACAATTTACGTAACTAAAAATGAAATGATATAAAGGAGAGATTTATAAATGTCAAAACATAATATTGTTAAAGCAACTTTGCTTTACTAGACGATAACGGTGACTTAATTAAAGACGCTACTAAAGGCCTATCTACTGACGGAATCTATGTTGCCGATCATAATGGCGAAGGTTTCAGTCAAATCAACGTATCTGCCATCGAAGCAGCTGGAACTCCCGGATGGGGAAATGGACAAATCAAGCGTACAGCCTATGGTAAGTCTATGCCTACACTAGCTTTAACCGCTTTAGACTTAGACTTTAAGATTAATCAAATGCTTAAAGGGTTTACACAAAATCCTAATACAGGTGCATGGGTAAGACAACTACCTAAGCCACATGTGGCGATGATTGCCGAATCACAATCATTAGATGGTGACATTTCAATTTATGAATGCTTCAATAACATTGAATTCGTTGAAGAAGCATCTAATAACTCAACTGATACTAACAGTGAAGCAGCTTACTCAACTGCCTTAAATGGTACTGTTTTAACACCATTGAAGCCAAACATTTTCTTAGCTGCCAATGGCGTACAACAACCTTATATGATTGCCAAGTCAACTGATACTGGTTTTGATTTGGATAAACTTATGGCTGAAACGTTTGGTGGCTACACTAAGTCAACAAGTGGAACAACTAGTGGAACAACCGTTGTAACGCCTGGTAAATAATTATCTAAAGGCTTCCCTCAAATGGGTGGCCTTTTTAATACATACAAATTAAAACAAAGGGGTACAAATTAAAATGAAAATCAATGCTAAAAACTATTTCAAAATCAACAAGACGGCCAATGTAACACCAACTAATAATATCATTCGATTAGCTACTAAGGTTCAAATTGGTATGTTGGAATCACAAGATACTGAAAAAGAAATCACTGAACTAGACGCCATGAAAAATGGCTTAGAATTGCAAGATGATATGGCCGATTTTGTGCAACGTGTAATGGGCTACACTGATCAGCAAATGGAAACAATCAACGATACTATCTCAGTTGAACGGTTTGGTGAAGGTGTTGGTTACCTAATCATGCGCTTAAATGGTATTTCAGACGCTGATATTAAGTTGTCTGAACAGAAGCAACGTAAAGCCATTGAAGACGCTAAGTCGTCAAAATAAGCCGGCACAAGCGTAACAGTGAGCTTAAAAAGGAAATCCTAAAGTTGAAAAACCAACAGGAAGACTTCAACCTACTAGCTCAACAGCTATTAACCGAGGGATTATCACCAAAAGAATTTGATGATAGTTCCTTTTTTAATACAATGGCGACTTTGAATGCTCGTAAGAAGGAAGATCGTGCTGAACTAGTCGACCCGCTCGAAGCCATTAGTCAAACATATGGCTTATAAGCGCTTGTGCCTAAAAGGAGGTTAAAAAATAATGGCTAAAAAAAGTAGTTGGTCGTGAGATGACCAGTAAGGTTGGCTTAGATTCAGCAGAAGCTGTTAAATCACTCAAGCAGTTAACCGCTGAGGTTAAAGCTAACACTAGTGGATGGAAAGCCCAAGAGACGGCATTAAAGTCAGCGGGTGAGTATCAAAAGGCCGCAGCAGCTAGGGTAGACGGACTAGCTAAATCAATGGAAATGCAGAAGGCTAAAATTGATGAGCTAAAGTCCCGCCAATCAGGCCTAAACAGAGATACTAAAAGCGGTGAAGAACAATATTTAAAGCTGACTGACCAGATTAACAAGGCTAGTCGGTCATATGACAGTATGGGTGGTCAGTTAGACCGCGCTAAGTCAAAATTACAGTATTACAACAGCGGACTTGCAGACTTACAAAAAGGCTATAAACAGAGTACAGCTTTAAGTGAATCCTATGTGAAACGCCTAGAAGCCGAGGGTAAGTCTGCCGAAGCTAACAAGGCTCGTTTAGGTGGTTTAAAACAGGCCTATTCTAATATGGAAGCCCAGTACAAGGCTCAAACTAACGAACTGGAACGGATTAAGAATGCCAGTGGTGCTACTAGTGACGCTTATAAACGCCAGCAAGTACGTGTTAATGAGACTGCAACAGCCATGGCTAAAGCTAAGAATAGTCAAAGAGAACTAGTTAAGGCGATGGAAAAAGAGCCGCATGGATTTATGTCAGGTGTGCGGTCTAAGTTAGATTCCGTTGATGAAAAGGCTAAGAAGACATCTCATTTATTTGGCACAATTCTAGGCGCACATCTAGTTGCAAACGGAATTACCAACGTTTTATCAAGTATAACGTCATCCTTTGGCGAGCTTACTAGTGCTGTAACAGAATATGATAACAAGCAACGCACAATGGCAGCCACATGGACTACTTTAACCGGTTCAAGCGGAAAAGGTAAACAAATGGTTGACATTGGTAATGGGTTAGCTTCAGCTTTCAATCAAAATATCAATGTGGTTGATGAACTTAACCAGTCGTTTTACCATGTGTTTGATAATGCACCACGGACTAAAGAATTAACTAAGTCAATATTAACGTTGGGCGATACGCTTAACCTAAGTGATGAGAATGTTACCCGATTAGGTACCAACTTACTCACATGTTATCAAGTGGCAAGATGCAACTTGGTGACTTCAACATGATTAATGACCAATTACCAATGTACGCTGAAAAAATGTTGGAGTTTGAAAAGAAGCAACAGCATAATAGTAAGCTAACCATGTCAACACTACGTGACCAGATGAGTGCCGGTAAGATTAGTGCTAAAGATGCCGAAGAAGTTATGAACTCACTTGGTGGTAAGTATGCCAAAGCCTCAGAAAACTTGATGAAGACCATACCTGGTATGGAACGATCAATCAGGACTCAAATGCCAGCACTATTAGATGCTGTTTACAAGCCAATTGCCAACATGAAGTCACCATTAATGGGTCAGTTTACCAAGTGGATTGGTGATAAGAATACTAAAGATGAGTTTAAGAATGTTGGTGATGCACTAGCCATGCAGATTAAGGACATAACTAAAGCATTTACCGGTAAGAATTTTAACGTTGGTGATATGTTAGATACAATGTTGTATAAGCTAGCTGCAGGTATTGATAAAGTTGGTGCTAATATTGTTGCTCATAAAAAAGATATTAAGTCATTCTTTAGTTCGGTGAAGACTGCTTCTAAGACATCATTTAACGTGTTTGTACAATCACTTAAGGATATTGAACCAATATTAAAGATTATTGGTGGATTCGCTGAGAAACATCCTAAAGTATTCGCTGGTTTAGCTTCTAGTGCTTTTGTAGCAAGTAAGGGTATATCTGCATTAAAGCTAGCCTTCAGTGGTTTAGACTTGGCAAAAGGTCTAGGCGGTAAGCTTAGCCGGCTTGTGTTAAAGCCGAAGGTAGATGGCGCTGAAGGTAAGCGTGAACTAACTAAATTTGCAAGTTTTGTTAAGCGTAAAGGAACTGGGATGGGGCGCTGGCTAAAGAAGACTGCTAGTGTAGCCACCACTAAAGCAAAAGGCGCACTTAATAGTATGTGGACACACATTAAATCGGTTGGCGGTAAGATTGGTAGAGGTCTAAAATGGACAGCTAAAAATTGCTTATAAGGGTGCTTCTAAAGCGGTAGGATTATTATGGAACGCTACTAAAAGCACTGGTAAACTGATTGGCAAAGGTCTGAAATGGACGGCTGATGTTGTGACGAAAGGTGCTTCTAAGGCAGTTAACCTACTATGGAAAGGTACTAAAAGTACTGGTAAGTTAATCGGTAAAGGATTGTCATGGACTGCTAAAATTGCCTATAAAGGGGCATCTAAAGCATTCAGTGTGCTTGGTGCTGGGATTAAAACACTAGGTAAATCGTTCCTATCATTAAGCAGACTATTATTAGCTAACCCAATCGGCCTAGTTGTAACTGCTGTGGTCGCATTAGGTGTAGCCTTTTATGAAGCTTACAAGCACATTAAACCGTTCCGTGACTGGGTTAACAAGGCGTTCAAATCAGTGGTTAACTTCGGCAAGGGGATCGCTAAATGGGGTTCAAATGTCGGCAAGTCGATAGGTCGAACGCTAGGCAACATGTCTAAAAAGTGGAATGGTTTTAAGAAGAGTTTTGCGAAGGCATGGAACAGTCACTGGTCAGCCATGGGTAAATCACTCAAAAACAGCTGGAATGGTTCCGTTAAGAACACTAAAAAGTTCTTTAGCAACATAGCAAAAAGCGTTTCATCATTCGGAAAGTCTTTCAAAAAGGCTTGGAATTCATATTGGAATTTCGTTCATGATTTTTATGCTGGTATTTTCAAAAAGATTGCTAAAGTTTTCCAAGTCTTGGACTAGTGCAATCTCAAATATTGGAGTTCATTAGCAAATCATTCAAAAAAGCTTGGAATTCATACTGGAATTTCATTCATGATTTCTTCCACGGAATAACTAAAAAATTAAGCAAGACTTTCAGTGACTGGACTTCTGGAGCTATGGACACTCTAGGAAGTTTTGGTAATAAATTCAAATCTGGCTGGAGTGGACTTGTTAAAGGCGTTAAGGACATCTTCGGTGGTTTATGGAAAGACTTAAAAGGCTTTGCTAAAGACGGCATGAATGATGTCATTGATATAATCAATCATGGTATCGATGCGGTTGATAGTGTTATTCATGCGTTCGGTGGTAAGAGCAAGACGATCGGTGATTTAAGCCATGTTCATTTTGCTGAAGGTACTGGTATGTTTAGCGGGTCACGTAACCCGATTACCAAGCCTACTATGGCAATGTTAAATGATGGTAATGATAGCCCTCAAACTGGCAACAAAGAAATGGTTGTACTACCTAACGGCGATTCAGGTATTGTACAAGGTCGTAACACTAAGATGATGTTGCCCGCTGGTACAGAAGTATTAAATGCTAGTGAGACAGCCATGTTAATGAGTATGCAGGGCGTGACTAAGTATGCCAAAGGTACTGGATTTTTTGGTGATATTTTAAACGGTGTTACTAGCGGTATTTCAGGCGTGACTAACTGGGTTGGTAAAAAGGTTGGCAGTTTAGAGAAGTTCTTTAAGACTGCCACTAACATCATTGCACACCCAATTAAATCACTCGAAAACTTGTTTAGCTGGTCTTCGAAGGGCGTTTCAGGTGTCATGAGTAACATTGGCCACGGTCTATTTGATGGTGCTGAGAAGCAAGCCAAGACGTGGTGGTCAACACTTTGGTCAATGGTTGATCTTGACGGTGGTGGTGGTATGGGAGGCCCTTGGGCTAAAGCTCCCGGCAGAGGTTGGACGCTAACTTCAGGATTTGGTAATCGTGGAGCAGTATCAGGTGGTTTTTCTGCGCATGATGGTAACGACTTTTCTGGTGGTAAGACTGTCCATGCTATGCACCCTGGAGTTGTTTGGCGCGTTGGTGGTGCACCAGCTGGTTGGGGCGGTGCTAACGGGATTGGTCAATCAATTGTTACTAAAGCTAAGGACGCCTTCGTTATCTATCAAGAGCTTAATGGTAAGTATAATAGCGGTGCGGATATCTTAGTTAAAAAGGGTGACACAGTCAAAACTGGTGATGCTATTGCTAAATTAGGGTCTAGCGGCACCCACGTTCATGTCGGTGTTTCAAAATCAAATCCATTTAGCCACTCGGGGTCAACAACAGCTGGTTGGCTAGACATTCTAAAAATGAAGGCAAGTTCTTCAGATGAAAAGGACACTTCAGCTAGTTCAGCTTTGCAAAAGTTAGTTAAAAAACAAGTTGGTGGTGGATTCTGGAAGTTTATTAGTAAGATTGCCAGCATGTTTGGTAGTGATGGTGGAAGTGGTGACTCACCTTCTGGGCATATGAGTATGAGCAAATTTACTAGTATTGCTAATCAAGCCGCTAGAATTGGTGGGGTTAACTTATCGGCTAACGATATCAAGAGATTGTATTGGCAAGCACATGTTGAATCTGGTGTTAATCCTGCTACTGGTGGCGGTTATGATGACCATGACGGTACAGGATTACCTGTTGGATTATTCCAGTATAAAAAAGGCACATGGAATGCATGGGCTAAAGCTGGTCACAAGAATATTCATTCAGCACTTGATCAAATTATAGCTGTTATCCGTGATAGTAATTGGAGAAGTGATTTAACACCATATGGGGTTACTCGTGGTTGGGGACCAACTGGTCATAAACGATTTGAGTACGGTGGCATTATCAATACTAACCAGTTAATTGAAGTCGCTGAACATAACAAACCTGAAATGGTGTTGCCATTGACTAACAAATCACGAGCTAACCAATTAATCACCCAAGCTAATCAAATTGTAAATGGCAGCAATGATAGCCAAGTTGCATCTATTGATAGTGATAGCAATAAAAAGCTTGATAAACTAATCAGCTTAATGACCGCCATCTTAGGCAACATGGGTAATGTACAAGCCGTCATTGCTAAATCTGACGTGGTTAATGCCGTTAAATCGGATAATAAGACAGCTTCACAATATTCACAAATGATGGGGTACTAATCAAAGGGTTGTCCTTAATTGGACGCCCTTTTTACATAACTAAACTTAAAAGGAGGTTAAATCGTGACCTTACAACGAGACGATTTTGAATATGCCGGTTTAAATAGCCGGGACGATTTACAAATTGAGATGGGTAACGTGGTATTACCTAGTGCACCAGCCATGGCTGAAGAAGTGACTGACATACCGGCTATGTATGGTAATCAGTTTAATGGTACTAACTTTACCAGCCGAACAATTAGTATACCGGTATCCATTTACTGCGCTGATAATCAAGACGCCTTTAATCAGAAAATGCACAATTTGAGTGGTCTGCTATTAAGTGATGACCCTAGTGATAATGGTAAAGAATACCCACTAGTATTTGGTTTTGAACCTAAAGTAACATATTGGGGACATATTACCGCAATTAGTGATCCAGCTCCAATTAACCCGGGGATGTATGACATGACGCTTACGATTACCTTTGTACAGTCTGACCCACGTGCAACCCTGCCACAAGTTCAGAAGCCTTTAAATAACGGCTTAAACACGATTACTGTTGATGGCACTGCACGAACAGCACCGGTTGTTCAAGTTATACCTAAACGGCCGTTAAAATACATTGGTTTCAATCTTAATGGCGGTCAGTTTGGTTTAGGGCCGGAAGCTCCTAATGATCAAGCTAGTGCTATTCAACCCGATGTTCCAGTAATCAATGATCCTATTGCTAGTATGGGAATGTGGACTAACGATGCTAATGCCATTAGTGGTATTAAGACCGATGATAAGTACAAGTATCAAGGTAGTGCTGAAATAAATACGGATACAACCGTCATGAAAGTGGCAATTGTGAATGGCCTCAAAGACTTTGGGAAAATGCCAACTAGTTCGAATGATGTCGCTTGGCTAGGCCCAACTTATCGGTATACTGGGATAACTCAGGCTTTAACCAACTATCGTGTTCGTGCTGGGTTACACCATATGCGATATTCAGGCACTCATAACGGGCGGGCAATGGGAAAAGCACAATTTTCATTGCTCGATGCTAGCGGTAATACGATTGGCCGTTTTGTCATTGGCGACCATATGCAAGGTGGTAAGACCTATGTGGCGTTGCAGTTGTGCAAGCCGGGAAGTACATTTGATGATGGCAACTATAAAACACTTTACTGGGGATATGGGCCAAGTGGTGCATTTACCAATAAAAAAGACGAAAAAGTTAAGATTAAAACTGGAACAACCACTAAAACAGTGACTAAAATCAGCAGGTCTAAGCGTGGCAAGGTGACAAAGAAATCAATCAAAAAGACTGTGGATAAGTATATTACAACCGTTAACAAAGAAGAAAGAGACTGCTTAACCAATGCTTGGGTATTTATGGACTTTACGAAAGCCGGGAATGTTTATACGTGGGAACTGCATCAATATAGTCTTTATGATGGCCATCCTTATCACAATCGAAACAAGTATTTAATTGCGAGTGGTCGCTGGGTAGATACTAACAATGAATATGAGTCGGCCTTAGGCGGGTTTGGTCAAACATTCCTAAAACACCCTATCACGGAAGACATTAACAAAGTGCCATACACGGCACCTTATATGACTCTTACCGATTTACAAGTATGGCAACACACTCAGCCACAACCGAATGAACCGACTTATATTGCTAATGCAGGGGAAGAAATCGTCATGGATTGTGATACTGATACCGTAACCGTCAATGGACGCTTGGTATCGCCAGTATGGTCAACCGATTATCCGCAATTAAATCCGGGTGTTAATGGGCTGACTATGGTTGGCGACCTAGATGATGCTCAAATGACGCTTAAATATCTGCCCAAACTATTATAGCAACACTTTAAAGGCTTCCCTCAAATGGGTGGCCTTTTTACATAATTAAAATAAGGAGGTTAATAGATGGCTTTAACTAACCAGTATTTAATTCTAAATCCAAGTTTGAAACGGATTGGCACCCTAACCGTTGACGGTGCTACTAAATTTTCAAACGACAGCGTTAAAATTCAACTTGCCGATTCAGATACAACTAGTACCTCCTACGATGATGACGCCAATGTAGGAACTAAGGACAGCTACACCGGCACTGTTAATTTAAATGCTCAATCTAAAAAGTTCGACCATCAAGGATCATTAGACGTGCTTCAAGGTCAGCCGGATTCAGATAAAGTAGTCGCTGGCAATAATCTTGCCTATTATGATGCCTTGTCGGGGCATTGGTATGTGATGCACATTTATAGTGTTGAGGAAAACAATACAGCCGCTACTAAGCATGTCACAACTGCTAACTTCACTAATTTGTGCCTATTCACGTTGGCACATCATTATCCAATTGCGATGACTGATTCAGATACAGCAATCAATGCCGCCTTACAAACGTGTTCAGTGATACTGGCTGGGCACTCAAATTTAATACAGTCAACGCAATGACTCCACATATCTCAATTGATGGAAAGACTAAAGCATCAGCACTACTACAAACGCTATTGCAGGCCTATAACGTGGAAGCTGATTGCTACGTTGAGATTGACTCACAAGGTAACGTTCAATCGAAGACTTGTGAAATTGTCGACCAGTTGAATGTCGACAAGGTTTATAACGAAGCAATCTTCGGTAAAAATATCACTAGCATTAAACGCACAACCGTATCAACACCAATTACTAAGCTGATTCCATATGGGCTTAACGGCAGCATGATTACATCAGTCAATAATGGAAAGCCCTATATAGTTGACGATGAGGCTAATCAGAAATACAACCCTGATTGGCAAAGCGGGCTTTATTATGAGGGTGTAATTACTGCTAACACCATTGACCATGCGGCTGGGTTAAAGTCGTGGGCTGAACAGATGTTACAGCTCTTCAATCACCCGAGAACATACTATGAGGTTAATGTAACGCCAACTTTTAACCCACCATTAGGTGCCGCCATTCGCTTTAAGGATGATCAAATTACACCAGCCCTCGATGCCAGTGGTCGGGTAATACAACGAACAACCTCATTTGCCAATCCATATGGTAATACCGTCGGCTTTGGTGAATACGTTACGGTGCCAGTTGCCACTCCAGCTTGGTTGCAAGGCTATCAAAGTGCCATTAGTAGTGCCATTGAGAAGGCAAAGGAGGACGCTAGCTCGGTTAAACCGGTTGCTTTAACTCCTGACGGCAACAACTTTACTGATACCAGTCAAACTAAACGGTTAATCTTGCAGGCTTGGGAAGGTAGCACTAATATTTCAGCCTACATTGATAGTAAAGGATTTATTTGGCATCGTTATAATACCGACGGTACTCTTGATACTAGTTTCAATCAAACTGGCTATTTAATACAGGCACCCTATAGTGCTGTTGGTACTTTGCACGGCACAATTGAGACTAATTACATTCAAGATGAACCAGAGGTTAAGTTACAAACTAGTGCTATTAGTAACTTAGGTAGTTTCGCTGCAGACGATAGTATCCTAGGAATAACTGGCGCAGCACAATATATGTGTCCTTTGAGCAACGGTCAGTATATAACTAGCCGATCAAATGCAAATAACGATGTTATGTTTGTCTTACATGACGCTAATTTTAAGCCAATTAGTAAGATGGTTGTTTCACAAGGCGGGCATGGAGCTAGTTTTTCAATCGAAGAAGTAAATGGAACGGTTTATATTTGGTACGCAGTTAAGTCTAGTTCAAGCGCTGACCAATTTGCAATTAGCCGGATACCATACCTTACTAACGTGACTCTAAGCAATGATGATACTCGTATTACCCGATTTTGCACTGTAAATCGTTATATAAGAATGAATGTCGATTTCAAAAATGGATATGTACTATGTAGTTACTTACATGGTGAACAGAATGTACTACGACTCGATGATGTTAAACAAGGTAATTTCAACGTATTATATAGTTTTGACGCTACCAACTATGGTTTTAACCCGAACCAACAAACTTACCAATCACAAGGCATTGATTTTCCATATGTGTACTTCCAATCGGGTGATTATAACATGAAAGACCCTCGTATGGTGTACGCAGTTAATGTTATTCATGGTGGGCAAGAATTCGCCTCTAACTACTTGCTGGATATGGATTTAGGGTTAACCGATGACGTTGCCGAACCTGAAACGTGTAACATTATCTATAACCAGAATAACCAGCCGGAGCTATTAGTTACCTTTAATTGTGGTTCTTTAGAACGCGCCTTTGTAATACCAATTAAAGAACGTTTGCCAATGATTGAGGAGGGAGGTGAATAAAATGGCAGAATCTAATCCAACTCAGGTCATTCTAACAGATGATGGCCTCAAAATTATCAAAGCGCAAAATACCGCTAATGAAGCAGTGGGTAACGTAAATGATATTAATAGTGATAACAAACTTACCCCTAGCGAAAAAATAAAATTAAAACAAGAATATGATAAAGATGTTGAGCTTTATAACATTGATATCGAACAATTAAAATCCGCCGGGTTACCAACAACAGAATTAGAAACCGCTATGAGTAATTTGACGAATTTTGTAACTCCATTGTTCAAAGAAATGAATATAACTTCAACTGTAGACAGAGATACTTTAGATAGTGTATTTACAGCATTTGCTATGGTAGATAAGAACTCCTCTCAAGCATTTGTAAATATGGTTCAACAAGTAGCAGATGATGCTAAAAAATCTGGAAGCGATGCAAAGGAAGCTGGCGAGAAAGCACAAGAAGCTGGTGAAGAAGCTAAAGCATCAGCCACTCAAGCAAAAGTGGATGCAACTGCTGCTAAACAGAAAGCTCAAGAAGTGATTAGTACAGTCAACAACATGACGATAAGCAATCGTAACCTAGCACTAGGAACAGCAACAGCATTCACGCTTATTGGTAATGGCCTAGCAAATCAGTCAATAACTGCTTATAATTTTGCTCATTCAATCAGTGCCGGAACTACCATTACTTTAGCTATGGATATTGTATCTTCAACTTCTAATGGTACATTTAAGCTAGTTTTCCCAGCAATCTCTAATATTGGCGGTTATTGGGAGGAATTAACACAATCAGCCCCATTAAGCACATCAGTTCAACATATTGTTAAGACATACAAGGTGTCTAAGTCACAGGTTGCTATTAATTTGCAGCTAGATAATGCTGACGGTGTTGTTAAGATATCTAACTTTATTATCTCTGAGTCTTCAAAAGAGGTAAATTGGACGCCAGCACCAGAGGATTTAGCAACAGTAACAGATATTACGGCTTCTATTGGTAATATCCATTTAGGTGTTAAGAACGCGGACGGTTCCACATCTACTTTCAATATGAATGATAATACTATCTTGATGGATACTGCTCAAACTATCATTAATGGAAAGACAAGCATTTTAGATGCAAGTATTGACACTGCTAAGATTGCCAATGCAGCAATTAATACAGCACAGATTGCAGATGGAGCAATTAATAATGCTAAGATTGCGAACGCAAGTATTGATGACGCTAAAATTAACAGTCTTAATGGTAATAAATTAGTTGAAAACAGTATTACGGCTAACAAGATTGATGTTAATGATTTAATTGCCAACGGTATTAATACTAAAACGTGACGTCTGTCAAGTTGGATACAAGTACTTTGACTACTCCAAAACTCAACCTAGGATTGAATGGAACATTTACCGAAGACTTTGATTATATGCAAGCAACTTCTATGTTCTTGCCAAAGAAGAATAAAGGAACATTGACCTTTAACCATGGTGTTCTACAGTCTGAGGACGTATGCAAACCTATGTTGGTGGTCAATGGGGCGGTATGAATGACAGCCTAGTATTTCAATCTGGAATTGATAATGCACAATGGACGGAAGTTGCACCAGGCTATATGAAGATGGATCTGTACAAACAGGATGGTACAACCGTAGCACAGCGTACTTATTCCGATCCGACCGGTTTTTATTACACTTCTATGTTAGGTGATAAATCTTATTTAGGTAACGTTTTACAAACTGCACAAGTTCAAACTGCTAGTGTGCTTACTAAGTATATTGGGCCAAGTGATGGACAATTACGTCTACAAATTGGCAATAACGGTAACGACTACGGTTTACAGGTTGGTTCCTATGCTGGAAGCGAAGCGGTGTTAAGCGATTTTATTTATAGTTCTACATCAAGTAATTCCAGTAATGTACGCATAGCAGACTCAGGCCGTCTTATGCGCACCACTTCTGCTTCAAAGTACAAATATAATATTAAAAATCCGGAACTCGAAAAAACGTTGGGTGATAGATTGCTAAATGTTCACATGGCTACATGGAATGATAAACATGCAGTGGATATGTACGCAGATCAATTAACTACGGGAGAAGATCGAGAGAAAATTTCTATAAAGGAACATTATGGTTTGATTGCCGAACAGATGCGAGACGCAGGATTAGAGATGTTTATTGATTATGGCAAAAACCATGAAATAGAGGGCATTCGATATGATAGAGCGTGGATTCCACTTTTGTCTGTGATTAGAAGATTAAACGACAAAGTTAATGAATACGAATTAAGAATTAGTAAATTGGAGGGAAAAATCAATGAATGATTTTCAAATAACTAACATTACAATTGCAAATAGTAATGATAAGGGAACTGAAGTTAATTTGCGTAAGATTGGTTATTCTGGAACCTTTTCAGATAGTTCACACTTAGAAGGATTCATTATGATGAGTGAAGACAAATTTTTCACCACAAATTATGCAGATTTAAAAAACATTGTAGCAAATCAAATTATTAAAAATTTAGGAGGAAACAAAGATGAGTAAGAAAGTTAAGGAACCAGCTAACAACTCTAATGAAGAAAAAGTTACCGAATTAAATAATAAGATTGCACAACTGGAAAGAACTAATCGAATTTTATCTCAATTAAGTAATGATCGTAATGAGAGAATCAGCCAATTAGAAATTGAAGTTGCAACATATAAAACAATCAATAGTAAGACTGTCTAAAATAGACAGTTTTTTAATACAAAAATTTAGGAGGAATAAACATGGCATTATCAACTAATCAAAGTATCTCATTAACTGGTGCATCAACGATTAATAGTGTACAGGTAGCAACATTCTCAACTGTAGTATCTAAAGGATTATCATACACATCGGTATCAACACAAATTACCGACCAAGACTTATATGAAAATAATAAGGCTGAGGTACGCAAAGATCGGGATGATTTTCAAACGGTAGCCGATAACTTAGCTGATAGCCTAGATTCAGGCTCCGTTAAAAGCACTGGACAAACAGCCTAACAATTAAAAAATAAAAGGAGGCACCTAAAGATGGCAAAAACGCTTAGTTTTACTGATACTTCACCACAAACGGTAAAAATTGGCGATACTACCACCAGTTTTACGTTAATTTGTGGCAATGATAATGTGGCAACGGACTTAACTAATGTTACTTCAATTACCGCTAAATTGGGCAACGATAGTGGCTATCTTAAATCGGCCACTGTTAATCCGGCTAGTTTAACTGACCCAACAACTGGTCAGATTGTACTAGCTTTAACAGCAGATTTAATGGCCGGATTAAAAGCGGGAGACTATCAGCTAGAAGTATGGGTGGTTGATAGTACCGGTACTTCAATTTACCCTAGTGAGTCAACGTTACAGTTCCAAATTAATAATAGTCTTGAATAGGAGGCAAATAATTGAATAAACGCAAATTAAGGGCGCTCATCTTAATGTTGGGTGCTATTTTTATGGCCTTTTTTTATGGTCAACACTACGAGCCATGCTGCTCGTATGGATATGGTCGACGTGTCTAATAACAACGGCTATATGTCAACAGCAGAGTATGTTTCCATGCGTAACGAGTTCGGTGTTAAGGCTGTTACGGTCAAAATTAGTGAAGGTGGTACGTACAAAGATCCGTATGCTGCAAGCAACATTACAAATGTCCAAGCCGCGGGAATGTATATTAATGGTTACCATTTTTCACACTACGCTACTAGGGCACAAGCGATCGCTGAAGCTGACTTTGCTGGCCGAACAGCTAAAGCGGCAGGATTGCCAGTTGGTGCAGTATTAGCAACTGACGTCGAAGCTCAGGAACAAAATTACCAATCCAAAGCAACTAACGATCGCAACAACGCTGCATTTATGAAAGAGATTCAGAAGTTTGGGTATCGTTCTGACATTTACACTTCTGGATCGTGGGCTAACACTAAGATGACCATCAAGGGAAGAACCAGCTGGATTGCTGCTTACCCTTATGTAGCTAGCGGTAAGAACTGGTATTCAAATAACCACGCATGGCAGTGGTCATCAACGGCTAAGTTCCGTATCAGTTATGGTGGCTTTGATGTTAGTCAATTAAATGACAAATACTACACTGCTGGTCAAAAATCAACAGTCAAGCCAACTAATAAAGGCGCAGTTAAGACCAACAACAAAAAAGCCAACAAACACACTTACAAGAAATCTGCATCATCCAAGTGGATTAAGGAAAAGAAGACTTACACACTCAAGACAGCGGTTAAGTTACACACAAGCACTTCAACATCATCAAACACAATCGCTATTTTGCCGGCTGGAACCATGGTCAAAACTGATCAAGCCATTATTAAGGGTGGATATCGCTGGGTACGTCAACCACGTGCTCATGAATATGGATATCTAGTAACCGGCCCGACAAGCAATACGTTGAAATATGTAAAGAGTAGTACAGCTCACACGTATTACACTGTTAAGTATGGCGACAGTTGGTGGTCAATCGCACAACGTACCGGCCTAAGCATGGCTGCGTTAGCTAGTCAGAATGGAAAGACAATTTATACCACTATCTATCCTGGGCAGCGATTGGTGGTGAGATAATGTCGCAATATGATGATACAACCAAGTTATTAATGGATATTCAAAAGGATGTGACTACCACCAAAACGAAAGTTGAGAGCATCGAAGAAAAATTGAATCAAGTTGATGATATTGGCAAAAAAGCAGAAAAGGCACTAGCCAAATCAATTGAGGTCGAACATGAGATAGGACGGATTACTCAGATTCAGAATTGGGTTATCGGTGTCTTGATTAGTGGCGTGCTCGTCACGTTAGTTATTTATATCGCAGAAAAGTTTTTATAGGAGGATATTATGAAAAAAATTAGTTTTAAGAATGCTGATGGAAGCTTAAATGGTAAATTAATTGCTGGAATTATTTCATTATTGATTGTGCTAGTTCAGCAAGTGTTGGCTATATTTGGTGTTAAGTTTACCGGTGACTGGTCAGCCATTGTTGGCGTTATTAACACCGTATTAACAATCCTTGGTATGCTGGGCGTTATTACTGACGTTCAAACAGTGACAGCACCAACGGTTGACAGTGATGAGGAAAGCCAAGTTGAAGCGACTGCTAATAAGGTTGCTGATGAAATACAGACACCAACATCCGCAGCTGTTACAGTGAATAGTTCTGTAGCTTCTGAAACTGAATCCGCCTCACAAGCAAGTCAAAAGTAGCATAATTAATCCCCTGCGCTTCGGCGTGGGGGACTTTTTTGTGTTATAATGGGGTAACAAAAAAAGAAGCCATGAATTGGAGTTCATGACTTCTCTAATAAATAGGACAAGGCCCTTTGGCTGAAACGTCCAGTT